CGCTGCGCAGTTTGAACACGGCAAATGTCCCGCTGGTATCAACCCACAGATCGCCATCAACGGGGCTGGCTGGCGCGGTGGCGCTATAGGTGACGTTGTTGCGGGTGGCATTGTCAGCGGGCCTGCCCGTGCCGGTGACGCTGGGCCAGAGTGCAGTGGTCGCGGCAGAATTTATTCCAGAAGTCAGTTCTTCTGGTGCCTGCATCCAATCAGTGGGCTTGTTGCCTTCCTCTACCTTAACGTAGCCAACATTTAGCGTAAATCCTGCAGCAAGTGGGAAGAAATAAAACCGACTATACGTAAGGTTTGCGCTGTTAGGCGTGAGGAATGTGTAGTAAATTAGCCTCCATGATGTTGAAACTGCCGTGTCAGCAGCTATGGCAGTTTCTTGATGGACGTTGCCCGTGTCTTCATCGCGCCAGTTTTGGATATGCAGCGTTGTATCGGCACCGCCAGCTAAACTGCTGCTACCTTTTACCACCGCGCTGACTGTGTATTGAGTGTTAGGCTTCAGGCGCATTAGGGTTGATTTCACTGCACCGCCAGAACCTACTATTTTCAGGGTGCTGTATTGGCCGTAAAGAACGCTGGCGTCCAAGGACACTGTCCCGCCATTAGACGACCAATCAGCCACGTTGGTAAACTGCCCGCTGTTCGTCATAAGATTGCGAGCGCCTACCAAAACCTTAGTGTTGTCAACACTAGTTCCGGCACCAGAAGAAACACCCTGAATAGTGCCGTTAGCGTCTATTGAGGTATTGTTTGCGTTATCAGCCGGCCTGCCTGCGCCGGTAACGTTAGGCCAGAGCGCAGTCGTTCCGGCAGTGACGATGTTGCTGGCCACCGTTGCCGCCGCCGTGCCGCCTAGGGCGTTGCTGTTAGCTGCGGTGTTGGCGCTGGTAACATCGGCACCAGGCGCAATATCCGCCATCAGCCAGCTTGCCGCCGCTCGGCTGTCAAACACAACCGGCGCAACCGGCGTAACCTGTGCGCTCTCGCTGGCCGACCACGCATAGATTGCAGCGTTTTCCTCACGCAGCACAACCTCAACCGTTGCGTCTGCATTGAAGGTCAGCGACCGCACTCGGAACAGTTTACCCGTCCACCCGCGCGCCGATGACGTGACGGCAACCACCATGTTGCGCCGCAGCAACCAGCCACGCACACCCAGCGTGACGGCAAACGTGCCTTGGTAGAGATTGCGAACGGCAGCCTGTTTGGCAATGCGCTCGGCGCGGCGCGGCTCTTGGACGGCGCTCAGTTCAAGCGTCAGCGGGCGCGGAGCAAGAGACGTGCGCGCGATGGCGACTTCGGGATAATCCACCAAGCTATAAAGCGTTGCGCCTGGTGCGCTATAACGGCCACGCACAACCGTATATTGCTGCTCAATAGGTGCGGCAGGCTTCCACGAATAGCCGCTGACAAAATCATCATCGGTCAGCGTGTACGCGGCAGTGAGATCGTTGACCGCAAGCCGCAGCGACAGCCGCCCGCCATCGTCCACCAGTTCACCGTTCATGGCGTCCAGCAGCGTGCGGATCACCGCCAGCGGATCATCGCTATCAGCAAAGGCGCGGCCCGCTTCATAGCGGCGCTGTGAGCCACCAGCGGCAAGCGCAACACTTTCATCGCACAGTGCCGCAGCGGTGGCAAAAGATGGCAGATCAATCGTATCGACAGGCAGGCCACAGCCGACCGACACAACGCCGCCGATGCGCCAGCCCAGCAGATAGGTCAGCAGTTGCAGCGCCGGGTTGTTGCCGCGCGCTGCGCCTGCCGTGTAAGCCCAAGTCGTTTGCGTGGCCGCGCGCTGTGAGCCGCTGCCGCCCGCAACCGTGCTATCAAGCGCCGGATCATAGACCGGGATGCCGCGCCCAATGACAGCCCAGCGCCCATTGATGCCGCTGCTAAACGGAGATTGACTGTTCTTGCTGTTGTCGCTGCGCTTCACCCGCACCTTCATGGTGGTGCAGCCGGTCAGGCGCGTGCTGCTGTTCCATGTCGTGCCGGCGTTGACTGTGTGGTACGCGCCGCTGCCGGCTTCTAGAATGACCTCGACAGTCAGATAGCCAACGTATTTGCCTTGAGCGCCCCCGCCCACAGTCCATGCAAGATCATCCTCGATGTAGATTTCGCTGATGGCGTCTGATTTGTGCGCGGCCAAGGCGAAAATGTAGTCGATATATTCTTGGTTGGTGCCGCTCGGTTCAGCGTAGCGCAGATCAACCACAAACGTGGTCTGGCCAAACACCAACTTGCGCGGCGATGCCGGATCGGGGTTGATGCTTTTGGGGTCAAACGCTGTAAGTGCGCGGCGCGCTGCGGTGGTTAACAGGCTCCCGCCAGCGGTTGCAGCAATTGACACAAGGGTGGCAACCGAAGCGATGCCCGCCGCCGCCGATGCAATCCCCGCCGATGCTATGCCAGCGCCCGCCGCCGCGCCGACCCCTGTCGCAACCAAGGCGACAACGGCGGCAATCGTGCCGATAGTTTTTAGCGCCTTACCCATCTGAACGCCCCACCGGCCAAGCGATCACAGGCGCAATTTGCACCATGCCATCTTCGCTAAATGCAAAGCAGCCGTGTGCGGCCTTAATGCCCAACACGCTGCCATCGGACACCACATCGCCGCGATGCGCCTGCAAGGGTGCAATGCGGTCACCCAGCATGGCATCAGCGGCGGCGGGCAGATCATCCCAGCCAAATTCACGCAGCGCCCGCGCTTGGCCTGCCTGGGTCTTGTAGGGGCGCAATTCCAGTGCCAGCTTTTCGCCTGTTACCGCCTCAATGCCGGCCAACACAAACGAAGCGCAATCGCGGCCCAATGCAAAGGCGTATTCGCGCGCCGTCCAATCCTCGACGCACGCGGCAAGGCGCGGCTCCCAATCACGGTGACGGGTGGCAAGCCTCACAGATCACGCTCCTTGGCGTCCCATTGCGGAAAATTGCCACCGCCGCCGGGTATGCCTGGCGTTGTGCCGGCCATGCGCACCGCACCGGACACATCGCCGGCATCGTATAGGGTGGACTGAACATAGGTGCGGTTCTGCGCGCCGCTTAACAGAGCCAGATAATTCTCTGCTTCCATCGTAATGGTGTAGCTGCTGGCGTCAGCCTCTTGTGACGGCTGCGTCATGTAACCCCGATATAGCGGGCGCAGTTCAGTAACGGTCGCGCCGCCGCTGGTGACGGTTGCCGGGTTGTAGATTGCCAGCCACACCCGCACCCGCCGCCCAGCATAAAGCGCCGAGTTTTCAATAGCTGACATCAGCGCGGTGTCGGCAGGATCGGCTTGCAGCGTAAAGCCAAGCGTGTCTGTGCCGCCGTCATCGTGACTAACCGCGCCGACTTGCAAAACCTTGCTATCAATCACGTCAAACGTGAAGCCGGCACAATCGCTGTCGCTATCAGTCAGGCCGGTCGGCACATGGATTGGGCAAGGCGCATAGGCACCGCGCAACGGCAGATCAACAAAGTCGGCAAAGAACAGGATGGCCGAATTTGGCGTGGCTGTAAGCGTGGCATCAACCAACGGCATCAGAAGAACTCCTCTGCCGTCAACCGCTGGAAGTCATACACGCCGCCCGGCGACACGGCCCAGTTGACTGCGCTGTCACTCAGCCGCATCGCCGAAACTGGAAAATGAATTTGCACCACAGCGTTGTCAGCCGGTGGGCCGCGCAGCGGGGTTGCCAGCGTTGCAGCCGCCTGCCCGCTGCCGTTAGCAACCAACGCGCTGCGCAACACGATTAGCTGCCGGTCGTCGGTCGTGATCGGAACAGAGATCATCGCGCCGGCAGGGAGGTTCGTGACGCTGGCTTGCAGGCCATCCAGATTAAGCGTCTGGCCAAGCTGATTGGCACCATTGACCAGGCACGTCACCGGCACCGGAGCGACGGCCTGCGCGGCTTCCACGGCTTCCAGGCGGAACCCATCACCGGGCTGCGCCATATCAGCCAGGAACTCGCGCAAGAGGTTCAGCGCGCTTACGCTGTTCGTCGGCACGAAATCCAGATCGCACGTCCACCTTGCGCTCGGCCCAATGCGCAGTTCGCGCGTCTTGCCGGTGAACTCGCTGCGGTTGCGGACAACGCCGCCCGATTGCCGCCAGTTGACGGCGCGCAGGGGGATGCCAGCGGGAAAGTCGATAATTGCCATTTTACACCCCCGCCGACATGGGCATCCGCTGCCGCGTGGACTTGCGGAGCGTCTCTTGTGCTGCCGCCTGTGCGCCTTGCGCCACCGTGGTGATGAACAGCGGCGACGGATTGACCGTCACGTTGACCGACTGCTGCCCGCCGCCGCCCTGCCCGCTCGGTACGCGCGGCATGATGTAGCCAGAGGTTGATGGCACAAACAATTCAGGGCGGTTTTCGCCAACAACATATGCGCGGCCTGGCATCACGCTGCCGCCCGTTGCACGCCCGCCGCCAAAAAGACTGGTAACCGCGCTAATGCTTTCGCCAAAGCTGACACCGCGCTTTCCACCTGACAGCAAATTAAGCAGTCCAGACGAAATCAACTCAGACGCAGCTGCCTTGATGCTGTTTAATAGCGCGTCACCCAGGCTCTGGCCGTTTAAAATAGCCTGTGCCAAACCGCTCGAAAGGCTGTTGGTAAAATCATCAGCCAACTTAATTTGTTCTTGGCCAATAATATTAATTTCAAAATCGTAAGATTGCAAATCGCTAAGTGTAGACGCAATGCCTTGCAACGCTTGGTTGGTCACTTCAATTTTAGCTGGCGTGCCGGCATCAAGCAATTGCCGCAGTTCAAAGCCGCTCTCCATGTTGGCGGGTGTAAAGTCTTTGGCAGCTTTGCCTTTTTTCTTTTTGTCGGAAGATGCAGCTTTTGGCAAAGGCGATTTACCAAACCGGCCACGCTGGTTGAGCGGAAAGCGCCCAACAATATCAAGCATGTAATCTTCTTTTTCAAAACGGGTCAGCGTTTCAAGCGCCTCTCGTTCTTCTTGGCGCGTTCGTCCAATTACAGCCGCACCGCCGCCAATCAAATTGCCACGCTCACGGGCGCGTTCGGCAGCAATCCGCGCCAGCTTTGCGTCATTGGCTTGACGCGCCAAACGGTCACGCATTCCAGTCGCCGTGCCGGATGCCGCCGCTTCGTCAAGGCTTACGGTCATCATCGCGCCAACGCCTTCGCTTTTGCGGATGTTGGCCAAGCCGCGCGAAACGCGCTCTAGATATTCAAAGCTTTTGGCGGCCTTGTCCAACTGGCCCATAAAGAAATCATTGAAGCCCAGCGCCCCCAGAGCCGTCGCCAGCCGGCTTGCCGCGTCCCCTAGGTTCGACAGCTTACCGTCAATGGTGTCCATCTGCTTGGCCATACTGCCAGCAAACACGCCGCTTTCATCGCCCAGCCCGCGCAAATATGCGGTGATCGCCTGTGCCGTGTTCTGAACGGTTGTCGTTACACCTTGGAACGTGAACTTTACCTTGTCGCCTTCCTTGCTGGCCTTGATGCCAAACTCTTTGAGACGCTCGAACTCGCCAGTTGCCGCATCGGCAACCGCTTCGATGAACTGCATGATGTCCTTGCCCATAGCGGCGCTGGTGTTCCCAAACGAACGCAGCGCCTCGGTAGAGGGATCAAGACCAAGGTTCTTTAGCTTGATGTAAGCCTCAGTCACCTGGCCCAGCGTGAACGGGGTTTCAGCGGCAAACGACTGCAACTCTGACATGGCACTTGCCGCGCTGCCGGCGCTGCCCGTGGCAACTTCCAGCATGGCAGACAGCCGCTGCATGTCGGCATTGGCGCGCACCATAAACGATGCCGCCTGGCCAACGGACAACAGCCCCGCCGCAAACCCGGCAAGACGAGCCGTGGCTGCGTTGGCTGAATTGCCCATCCCGGCAAAACCGGCGTCAATCTTTTGGAGCTTGGCCGCGCCCTTGTCCGCAAACCCATCAATATCGTTGCGGGCTTTAGCCACTTCCTGCCGCAACAGCGTGGCACTGGCGTCGATCTGCAAAAGCAGGCGCTGCACATCTTCAGCCATGCATCACCTCGGTGCGTTGATTTCTTTATGGATTTCCAGCGCGGCCCACGCCTCATGCGGGGTGGCCTGCCAGAAAGACGACGGAGGCAGATGAAACACTGCCGTCCAGATGCCCATCAGCCGGCGGCGGGGGTCGCCGTTTCCGTCACCGGCTTCCACTCCCCCGATGCCGTCACGCCGCCGGTTGCGGCTGCCATCAGCACAATGGCGCAACGCTCAGTGGCCTGCACCAGCCCGTGTTCGTGGATCAGCCGCGCCACCTTTTCAGGCCGCGCGCCAGTTGCCGACCGCGCTTCGGGCTGGTCGTTGCCGTTTGCCGCCTGCTGCTTGCCCCATGCGCGGATGCACTCAGTCACGATGATGGCGGCGTTTTTCAGGCTTAGTTCGCCCTGTGCCGCCAGATTGACCAGCGCCACCACACCGCGCCCGGTCGCCGTCTCAATCGCCTCAATGGCTTCATAAGACGGGCGCATCACATAGGTGGCGTCCAGATCAATCGTGACCTCGCCGCGTGTGTTGGCTTCACTCATCAATCACCGTTTCGTTTGTTGCGATTGCATCAAGCAGCGCCGCGCGCCACGACCATTCGCCCGCCTCTGCCGCCATTGCGCTGGCCAGTTCAGGAACGGTGGCCTTGTGACGAAGCAGCGGCGCAGCGATTGCGGCCATGACGCCAAAGCCTGGCGGCAGCGGGCCGGTCAGTGCATCG